AATGGTGTTCAGTAAAAGATTTAACCAAAGATGATTTATGTTTATTTAAAATTCCTCATTATGAAGTCGATGATAGTAATATTACGAATGATGATTGTTATGTTTATGGGTTAATTTTAGGAGATGGTTATATGTTGCCAAGTTCAACAAATTGCTATTTAAGTTTACATAATACACATAAATCTCATATTATTGAATTTGTGAAAAAATATCTTGATGATAAATGTATTGAGAATCGTTGTGTAGATGAAGAAAATACAACAAGAATTTACTGGAAAAGAAATATTCAATTAGTCTTTAGACATTGTGATATTTATGATAAAAATAAAGAAAAACATATTACACCTAAATGGTTAAATTTACCATTAGAAAAGATTAAATATATTATTAAAGGTTTGATAGATACAGATGGATGTAAGGGAACTGAATTATTATTTGATACTACCTCTCATAATTTATTAGAATCATTAAGATATCTCTTATTAAGGATGGGTGTCCCAACAAGTGGATATAGTAGAGATAGAAGAGGTGAAAGTCATATATCTATGTATGGTGATAGAATAGAAAATAAGAAAATTTCATATACTTTAAGAATTCCAAAAACAGATAGTATTTGTGAATTATTGGATATTGAAAAGGGTAAATTTAATAAATATTTCACTTTTGATGATTATATTGCAACAAGAATTAAAGATATTCGTATTAATCATTATGAAGGTGTCTTATATGATTTACAAATGAAGAAAACTCATAATTATATGATTCATAATGGTATTGTTCATAATGGTGGTGGCAAGAGAAACGGTTCTTTTGCGATGTATTTAGAACCGTGGCATGCTGATATTTTCGAATTTATTGAATTAAAGAAAAATCATGGGAATGAATTAGAAAGAGCTAGAGATTTATTTTATGCTCTTTGGATACCTGATTTATTTATGCAAAGAGTATTAGAAGATGGTGATTGGTCATTATTCTGTCCACACGAATGCCCTGGATTAAGTGAAGTTTGGGGCGATGATTTTGAAAATCTATATGAAAAATATTTTATAGAAGGTCGTAATAGACAAACTATTAAAGCGAGAAAATTATGGTCGGCTATATTAACTTCTCAAATAGAGGTTGGAACTCCATATCTTTTATATAAAGATGCTTGTAATCGTAAATCTAATCAGCAAAATTTAGGAACTATTAAATCATCTAATTTATGTACAGAAATAGTAGAATATACTTCACCTGATGAAACTGCAGTTTGTAATCTAGCTAGTATTTCATTAAAGAAATTTATAAAAAAGAAAGATACTAAAGATTTAATATTTAGAGTATTTAGTAAACCGAATTGTGTTTATTGTGAATTAGCTAAAGGATTACTGAATAAATTAAATATTCATTATGAAATTAAAGATTATAAAGAATTAACAAATTTATCTGGTTTATATCCTCATAGAGTAAAATTTCCACAGATTTATAGAACTGATAATTATAAAAATACTCATATCGGAGGTTATACGGAATTATATGAATATTTAAAACCAAGTTATGATTTTATTTCTCTACAAAAGATAACTGAACATCTTACTATTAACTTAAATAATATAATCGATTATAATTATTATCCTACACCAGAAACTAAAACATCTAATCTTAGACATAGACCTATTGGTATTGGTGTTCAGGGATTGGCAAATGTGTTCTTTGAATTTGGATATGCTTTTGATTCAGATGAAGCTAAAGAATTAAATGAAAGAATTTTTGAATGTATTTATTATGGTTCACTAAAAGCGTCTATGGAACTATCCAAATCTAGAGAAAATAATATGAAAATTTATAAATCATATAAAGGACAATTTGATGGAAAAAGTAATGATACTTTCGTTTCATCGGATGAATTTAATACTATTAAGAATTTATTAATAAACGTAATACCAGAAGAAATAAATAGAGAAGAATATTTAGGTTCTTATAGCTCATTTATTGGTTCACCATTATATCATGGAAAACTTCAATTTGACTTATGGAATAAAAATATTACAGATATTCATCATGATTGGACTTCTCTAAGAAAAGATATTAAATTATATGGTGTAAGAAATAGTTTACTTGTAGCACCTATGCCAACAGCTAGTACTGCTCAGATTTTAGGTAATTATGAATGTTTTGAACCTATCTTATCTAATATTTATACAAGACGTGTTTTATCGGGTGAATATATGGTTATGAATGATTATCTAGTAGAAGATTTAATTTCTTTAGGAATATGGTCAATAGAATTAAAAGATAAAATTATAGCGAATGATGGTTCAGTATTAAATATTTCTGAAATACCGGATATTCTTAAAAATAGATATAAAACAGTATGGGAAATAAAACAAAAGAATATATTAGATATGGCTATTAGTAGAGGTAAATTTATTTGTCAAAGTCAGAGTATGAATTTATTTTTAGAATCGCCTAATTTAAAAACAATGAGTAATATGCATTCATATTCATGGAAAAATGGATTAAAAACTGGTATCTATTATTTAAGAAGTAGACCTTCATCAAAAGCTATTCAATTTACATTAGATCCAAATGCTTGTGAAAATTGTTCAGCTTAAAATAATTCAGAATAAGTTTCTTCTTCATCAGAACTCATTACTATTTGATTATCATTTTTATTAACTTTTTTTTCTAAATCTTTATATTTATCACTTTGTAAAGAAATAAAAGATACAGCACATATCATTCCAAATAACATTAAACCCATAAAAAGAAATGGTAAAAGTACTATAAACCAAGATATTTTAACACCATATTTAAATTTACATATATAATTTAATAAATAAATCCATATAATAGTAAAAATTATATTTATTACTAAACCACTTATTGTATAATGATGTATACCTTCTCCTTTAGGTTCTACTTCTAATACTGTATCATGAACATTTAACATAGATATTACATAAATAACTAATCCAATTAATGAAAGAATTAAATAAACTTGAGCTGGTTTACATAATTTCATTATCATATCAGGAATAGGAAATCCTAAAATTTTCATTTTTTATAATAATAAAATATAAAAAAATATTATAATTTATCTACTTAATTCATCTATATCTAATAAGCTATTAAATTTAGATAATGCTATTTCTTGTTCAGCTCCTTTAAGTTTTTTAATTTTTTCAGGTGGCGGAGTATAAGTTTTTACTTCATTTCCTTTTTTACTTTTAAACATTAAATTTATATTACATTGAGTTTGTATAAATATATTTTGATCTTTTCTTATAGGAATATTAAATTTTATTGGTAAAGTTAAATATCCTATACTATGATAAATTAATGGTAAACGTGTATTTCTTTTCCCACAAGTATAATCTTTTCTAAAAAATTTATATAAATTTTGTATTTGTATTTTAGTATTTTCATCTCTTTCATTGCATTCATAAAAAATAATTTCCCATATTAACCATATAGGATCTTTACAATATTTAGGATCTACACTATCTATATCTCTACATTCAATTTCAAATTTTATTTTCTTTTTTATATTAATTTTTTCCCATTGTATTAGCCAAGAAACCCAATAAATAGCATCATAATAACCTCCATTACGATTTTTTAAATGAAATATAAATTCATTCATTACTATTTTTAATTCTTCAGGATCTGTAAATCTTATAATATATGAAGGTAATATTTGCATAGTAGCTTTTAATTTATTTTGAATATTTCCATATTGAAAATCATTTTCATTTACCTTTGGATATTTATCTAATCTTTGTGTTTTTAATGAACCGCTAATTGTAATAACTATATCAAATAATATATTTCTTACACTTTGTGTATTTCTTAAATGTATTAGTTTATCACGTTCTTTTTTACCTATATGATCATAAGTTGAAATAAAATTTAAATATTTTCTCCATAAATATTGTGGTAAATTAGGCGAATTTATATGAACTATTTTAGATGATAAGATTATTAATTTTTCAAATAATTCTATACTATAACCAGAACATATACATTCAGTTATCCAATAACAAGATTCTTCAATTTTTTCTTCTTCAATACATTTAAATAATTTGTTAATAACATCTCTTTTTTTAAAATCAGAAAATGTTTTATCTTTAAAAGCCTCTAAAGGTCTAGGATCAATAATTAAATAATCACTATTCATATTAGTGTTAAATTATAAAAAAGAATTAATATTTATATTTATTCATTAAAAATCATTTCTTGTTCATCATCTAAACCTTCATCGCCATAAGTATCATCTTCAGGATAATGTTCTTCATCGTAATCATAACCACCTTCTTCATATTCTTCTCTACCATGAGTATCTAATATATCAGAAGTTTCTCCTGTTAAAACCTCTAATTCTAAATTAGCATCTTTATAAATTTCATTTAACCTTTCTGAACGTTCGGTTTCGGTTTGTATATTATATTCATCACTGTTAACATATTCTCCGGCTTTTGCTGAACCGATTTTATAAAATAATGATATACCCATTTTATTTTTTTCCATAATTGCTAAACGTTCTTCTCTGCTCGCATTATCTAAACTATCAATAATAATTTGTTTTTCTCTTTCTTTTTGTTTTGATAAACGATTGGCTAAATCTAATTTTTGTTCATTTAAAAATAACCATGATGGATCATAATGCTGAAACATTATATGAGTTAATAAATCCATAAAAAATATACTATATATTTCTATCATATCATCTATATTATCTTCATCTCTCATTTCCAATGATTGAAATAAATCGTTAGCATCTTCTGTTATATCTGTTCTAGATTCAATTAATTTTCTTATAATATCAACTATAGTATTTAAAAATTTACAAAAATGATATTTCATATATATATCCGAATATTTATGATTATATTTCATACTATCAGATCCTTTTAATAAATCTAAATCATTAAACATAGATGATAATTTATCTGATAAATATTGAAAATAATTTAAATATTCTTCATTTTCTTTGTAAATATTAAAACCAGTATATTTATCTTTTGTTTTCATAAAAATATTATTATGTAAATATAAATAAACATCAGTATTTTCTCTATCCATAAAATTATTATATTCATTAATTACACTATCACTACATTTCCAAGATTTAGGTAATGTAATTTTATATTTAGATTTTTCTCTTAATCTTGATAAAATATTTCTTATATCACTTAAATAACCACATAAATGTTTATATTTTAAATTTGGATCTTTAATAAATAATCCTATAATATTATTTAAATTATCATTATTAAATAATATACGACCAGTATTAAAATCTTTAAATATACTTATAAATCTTCTTTTTTGATCTGTTTTAATTTTATCACTGGTCGTTAAAAATTTACATATATTTTCGATATATTCATCTGTTTTTATTACTAATTGTGAAAATTCTAATTTTGTATCTATATCTAATTTATCACTTATTTTCTTTTCAGGATAAGTTGTTATATATTTAAAAATATCATATAAGTTTGAATTATCATATTTTTCTAAATAATTCTTAAATCTATTTTCTAAACGGTTCATTAAAATAATATTATTAATGATATCTATATCATATTCATATTCATTTCTAGGTTTATATATACCATTAAAAGGTAATATATATTTTTTTCTAAGACTTTCTAATATTTTATTAAAATTTTCTTCAGTTTTATCAAACTTTTTAAATTTTATTTTTTCTACTCTTGGATAATCTATTAAGGCTAATTTATTATAAAAACGATGATAAGATAAATCATCATATTTTTTAATAATATTTCCTAATTCATCCATTACATAAATATTAAATAATCTTTCTATTTTATTAGGTATTTCATTGCCATCTAAATTATATTCTTTTATTTCTTTTAATATACCAAATGATAATTCAGGATAAATTACAGGTGGTTTATAATAATAAATTCTTTTAGGATTTGTATTTAATAATGGTAAATCATAATTATTTATTAAATTATGAATAAATTCATTACAAGATCGCGAATCTGAATAACAAGAAGCTATTTTATTATTATCTGAACCATATAAAGATAATAAATCAGGTATGATTTTTGTTCTTAATTTATGAATATCTAAAATATCATTTTTACCATATTTATTAAATATCTTGAATATTTCTTCACCTAATTTACTATCTTGAATTAATTTATTAATTGTAAGACTTATAAATAAATTATTATCTCGTTTACCATAAAGAGATACTACATTTCTTAATAATATTTTAAAACTACTATTTTTATATATTTCAATTTCAGGGATATTTAAACCTTCAGAAATATTATTTTTATCTGAAATACTTTTTCCTCTTATAAAACTATTATTTGCAATTGTAAAACCACCATAAATTTTACGATAATATTTAATATTTTTTTCATCTATATCATCTAAAATTTTATTAGTATCTAAGACTGATAAATTATTAGATAATGGTTTAAATGTAGTCCATTCGGTTTTTAAATATTTAGTACTTTTACTATATATATAATCTTCTAATTTACTAACTCTTTTAACTATTCTAGGAAAATTAGGATTTAATAAATATTGAATTATTAAGCCTAATTGAATTTCAATACTATTTGTATTATATTCTTTTTCGTTATATAAATCTAAACCATCATTCCATATTTCTTCAGTATTATATTTTTCACATAATCTTTTTAATTTAGCACAAATATAATTTAAAACACCATTATTTAATTTTTTATCTTTAATATTTAATACAATATAAGATATTTTACTATTTGTAAAATATGTAGGAACAGCTGTTTGAATTATTAATAATAATAGTGCTGTTAATATTAAAAGTATATTTGTATTTTTTAACCATCTTTGGAATTCATAAATAACATTTTCTCTCTGTGTTTTATATTCTTTCTTTTTCTTTTTATCTTTTTCTTTTTTTTCTAATGTTTTTAAATTTGTTACTTTACTCTTTACTCGAGGATGAATATCTGTTTTAGAAATATTCATCATACCATAACGTTTATCTGATAATATATCATTTTCTAATAATTCAAATGATAATAAAATTTCATATTTATCATTTTCAGTTAAATCTATATTAATACTATCACTTAAATCATCTATTATTTTAACATATTTTTCATATTTATCTAATGTTTCTTTTCTTAATAAATCTTCTTCATTTTCGGTAGTTAATATTTCTCTTGTAATCATTGGCTTATCATCTTCATAACCATCAAATAATGTAGTATCTTCATTACATAAACTACAACCACATATACGACACGAAATTATACCATCTTTAGGGGGTAAACCATATATACTTTTCATTGTATTAAAAATATCATTTTCATTTGATATATTACATTCATAAAGATAATGTTTACATAATAATTTTTTATCATTATATTTATTATATAAATAATCTTTATCTTCATATTCTTTTTCTGCACTTCTTGTAAATAAATCTATAAATTTTCTTAAATATTCATTTCTTTCTTCTCTATATTTCATATTGAATATTAAATCATATGATAATTTTATTCTTTTTTCATCATCTATATTTTCTTTCTTAACATCTAAATCACTATCATCTTTTTTATAATAATAACGTTTAACTTTATAATCTTTTATATTATTTGTTATTGTATCATTTAGTTTTATTCTATCACCCAATGATAAATCCCTTAATGTTATTTTATATTTGAATAAAGTCTTTTCTATATCATTATAATTATATAATCTTTTTTTTATATCATCGGTTAAT